ATGCAAGTAAGTGTGGTCGGTTATGATAGTAATGAGACATCCGGAGGCATGGGTGCTAGGTACTTGGGCATTGGAGCGTCTAAAAAATACCGAAAAGATACGATAACAGTGTCGTTACGTACCGTTTCGGTACTAACCGGCAGGGTTTTACTCGAAGTTCTGGTCACTAAGAGCATTCTTAGTGTAGGATATAGTCAGGATGTTTTCAAATTTGTTGCCCAAGGCACAGAATTGATTGAGATAGAGAACGGCTCAGTCCAAAATGAGTCTGTCAATTTAGCCCTCCAAGCCGCCATAGAAACGGCAGTTCTCCAAACAATTCAAGACGGTCTAACGGCAGGATACTGGAGCGTTAAAAAATGAATAGAATACTTTTATTAGTTTTGTTTACGTTAGCTCATCCACTGTTCGCGGATAATGAAATTTTTATGGACCAATCTGGCGCAACGGCAAACATCGATTTAGAGCAACAAGGTGGTGGCAACCTAATTGGTGGCGTTGGTTCTGTAGCAGGTACTCTTACAGATTTTGATTTTATCGGTACGACTAACACCTTAGATATTAATCAAATAGGTGCAAGCAACCTATGGAAAGGTGATATCACTGCTGACAGTTATACAGGTTTCTTTCAGTTTACAGGTGATTCAAATGATATGACAGTTTCAACTGATACAAGCAATACGTATGGGGCAGACAGTTCTAACGTAAATGTAAATGTAACTGGTAGTAGCAATACTATGACGTTGAACCAAGCAACTACCGCAGCAGCAGGAACACTAGACCTTGATTGGATTATCCAAGGCTCAAACAATACGGTCACTTCAACTATTAATATTGACCAAGCCACCAACTATATGGATATCGACGGCTCTGATAACACAATCACATATACTGGCACAGGGGTTAACGCTAGTTCAGGTGGTTACTTTTGGTTAGATCACACTGGCGGTAGTCGAGCTTTTACAGTTTCTCAAACGAGTACATTAAACAATGATTGGCTCAAGATTACTTCTAACGGTAGCAACGGCACTGTTTGTGTCGAGCAAGATGACGGTGGGACTGCTGTGGGCTGCTGATATTGGAGCAATATCTGAGTTACAGGGTAATGCACAAGTTGTCCGAGACAAGCCACTTAAAGCCGACCTAGATTTAGGCATACAATCTAACGACAACGTAGAGACCACTGCTGGCAGGTTAGCAATAACCTTCGAGGATGACAGCCGAGTTAAGCTGACTGAGCACAGTAAGCTAGTTATTGACGAGTACATCTACGATCCAAACCCCGATAAAACCAAGATGGCGTTGAACTTTGCCAGTGGCACTGCTCGTTTTATTACAGGTGGTCTAGGAAAGATAAACAAACAGAATATTAAACTACGCACTCCAACTGCTAATATTGCTATCCGTGGCACAGATTTTACCGTGACGGTAGATGAGCTGGGGCGTAGCTTGGTTATTTTATTGCCTGATGTAAACGGCATATCTTCTGGTGAAATCGTAGTATCGACAGGCTCTGGCAGTGTTACACTAAACAAACCATTCCAATCGACCACGGCTTCGATGTACGAAAGACCTCCAAGTAGTCCAGCCATTCTTGATTTGACCATTGATTTGATCGACAACATGTTAATCGTCACACCGCCAAAAGAAGTAGAAATGGTGGATGAATCGTATAACGTGGTCGAAAGTAACCCCTACCTAGACTTTAGTGGCTTGGACGTAGACTTTTTAAACGAAGACTTGTTGGAAGAAGAGGTTGAGTTTACTGAGTTAGATATCAATTACTTGGACGTAAACTTTCTCGAAGACCTACTCAACATCTTAGATGCGTTAGCCGTGGCTGAAGAAGAAGACAGATTAAAACAAACCGCAGGGATTAACATTACAGGAACCGAGCTAGGTCAAGACAAGGACACCCAGATAACGACGTTAATTACAGGAAATGTGATTAGCTTTCGGCGTTTTGTTGAACACAAAGTCCGTCTGGATATAGAAGGCGGTGGCTCATATACTATTATGCTGATACAAAACGGTGTAGTTAACCAGATAAAAGTCAACGGTGGAGGCGATTCTCAAATAATGATTACGCAAGGTTCGTGAAAAAGTTTTTAATAATACTTAGCTTATTAAGTGTTCCGCTTATATTTCAGTGGGATATGTACCAAGTATTAAAGCTTCGTACTTTTGATGCTTTTGTTAGCCAGGGACAACCGTCCGGGTATTTTGCAATACTGAACATTACCGAAGAGGATGTTAATCGAGAAGGCGGTTATCCGTTGCCACGTTACCGACTTGCAGAAATACAGCACGATTTACTGGAGCATGGAGCCATAGGCGTGGGTTGGGTCATTGGCTTTCCGCACTCAGACAGGCTAGGTGGCGATGAAGCGTTTGCTTATTCTATGAGTTTTTCTAAAACCGTACTGCCCTTGTTTGAACACGACAATGGAGAGTATCCAGATACTGTTGGTACAGTAATATTGGGTGACGGTGACGGTGGTTTTGAAGCAGCAGGAACTTTACAAAACATACCGATACTGCGTGAATCTGCTTGGACCGAACAAGGGATTGCTACGGCCCCGGTTGATGTGGATAATCTAGTTAGAAGGATACCATTATTGTATAAGACTCCAGATGGTTGGTTAGCGGCATTTGGAACACAGGTTTTAAAAGTTTTGGCTGACGCGGATACCTACGTGATTAAAACAAATCAAAATGGTATTGAAGAAGTGCGCGTAAAGGGTATTCCGCCAGCCAAAGTTGATTCTCTGGGCAGGAAGTGGATTAGTTGGATTGTTCCACGTGAAACATCTTTAGAAGAAATGGATGTTGAGGGTCGGTTTGTTTTTATCGGTGTAACTGCTAAAGGTGTCATGCCACAGCTCGCTACCCCAATAGGTTTACTCGAACCTCATTACATTCAAGCTGCCTTGGCCGAAAGTATCTTACAGTCAGACAGCCCTTACATTCCAGATTACTCTTTAGCGGCAGAAAGTCTTATTTTTGTAACTACGGTAGCCCTAGTATGGTTTTTGGTCAGTGGGCTGGGCGTGACCTGGGGGGTGTTATCGGCATCGATTTTGTTCAGCGCGACGGCTTATGCTGGAACGCAACTTATCGCAAATGGACTGTTAATTGACGTAGTTTGGACCCTAATTAGCCAGATTTTGGCCTCTACAGTCGCTTTTTACCTTAATTACCGCACCCAATACCGCCTAAAACAGCAAATTAAGAAGCAATTTGAGCATTATTTGGACCCAAGACAGGTAAAACGGCTACAAAACGACCCAAATTTGCTTCGTTTAGGGGGTGAAAAGCGTTATGCGACATTTTTGTTTACCGATGTACGAGGGTTTACATCGTTGTCCGAATCGCTTCCCCCGGAACAAGTTACGTACATTATGAACAAGGCTTTGACTGCTCAACAAAAAGCAGTTCAGCAATACGAAGGAACTGTGGATAAGTATATTGGCGATGCAATGATGGCTTTTTGGAATGCTCCTTTTGATCAAGAAGATCATGAGTATCGAGCGGTATCTTGTGCCTTGCAAATAATCAATAATATGGAAGGTCTTAATCGAGAGCTAGTTGCAGAAGGGTTACCTGAAATAGCTATTGGCATTGGAGTTAATACCGGAGATGCTGTTATTGGCAACATGGGCAGTGAACAACGGTTTGATTACACCGCTATTGGCGACGCTGTAAACACGGGAGCCAGGCTTGAATCTGCAACCAAACAAGAGGGTGTTGATTTGTTAGTTGGGGAAACTACTGCCAATCGCTGTAAATATGATTTACACTTAGTGAGCGAAATAAAAGTTAAAGGTAAGGAACAAGCGTTACAGGTCTATACTTATGGGTTTTAAACTTGCCATAATTTTAGGTGCATTGTTGGTGGCTTCACTAGCTGGCTCCGCTTCGTACATTAAATACCTTAACAACCAGATGGCGGTGCTTAAAGGAAACCAAGTCATATTAGAAAATCAAATAGAAGAACAGAATGCTTCAATAGATGCGTATTTAAAAAAGCAAGAGCAGGTCAGCTTTCAGTTAAAAAGCATGGAAGCAGAAAAAAACGAAGCATTGCGAGAGTTCAACAGCCTTAGAGATAAGTTCTCTAAGCACGACATGAATAGCTTGGCACTAGCCAAACCCAAACTTATTGAAACAAGGGTCAACAATGGGACTCGCAAGGTAAAAGAAGCGTTGGTAAAGATTACTGATCCTAACCAGTTTGAACCACAGGAAGAGCCTGTTGAAACACCAGAGATAAAAATAGAGGTTCCAGATGCGAAAGCTGGTATTCGCGGTTAGCTTACTGTTGGTTGGTGGGTGTTCGATGATGCCCAACACCAAACAAGTTGAGGTTAAAACTATAGCGGAGCGCCCGCCTATGTACCATCCACCATTGCCAATGGAAATGCAGTTGACAGACGTACAGTTTGAAGTGATGACCCCCGAAACTATGACAACCTATCTCGGTTTGATTGACGAAAACAAAGCGCCGCGCAAACCGTACTATGCGTTGACCACCAAACAATACGAAAACTTAGCCATGAATATGGCTGAAATTAAAAGATATACCAAAAACATACTAACTATTGTAAAGTTCTATAGAGACTATGATAAAGGGGAAGAATAATGTTTGAATGGGTAGCTGAAATTATTGGTGTTGTAACCGCAATTGTATGCGGAGCAAGTTTTATTGCCGCGATAACCAATACTCCAAAGGATGATGAGTTGTTAGGTAAACTTTATAAGGCAATTGAATTACTTGCTTTAAATATAGGCAAGGCAAAAATGACGCCTCCTAATAAAGATTGATAAGTTTAATTCAAAAGGATCTGTAAATGGCTGAAGAACCGGTATCTTTAATTGAAGAAACAATTCCTTCTCAAGGAAATCCTTTGTCTGGAATGATGGAGGAGCAAATTGATATAGAGATTGAAGAAGAACAGACTCCTGAAATGGAAGAGTTAGATGACGGGTCAGTCGTTTTAAGTTACGAAGAACAAGCGTTTAAAGAAGCTATTTTTGCAGAACACGATGCGAACATAGCCGAATTAATTGACGAAAGAGATTTGATGGAAATCGCTAGTGATTTAAGCGAAAAGTATGAAGAAGACAAATCTGGAAGAAAAGATTGGGAGGAATCATACGTTAATGGTTTAGACCTGCTAGGCATTAAGTACGAAGACAGAGATCAACCTTTTAGGGGTTCTAGTGGTGTAACACACCCCTTGATAGCGGAGTCAATCACACAGTTTCAAGCTCAGGCATACAAAGAGTTATTGCCTAGCGGAGGTCCAGTTAGAACACAGATTATTGGCGCTACGAATCCTCAAGTAGAGATGCAATCTCAACGAGTTAAGGATTTTATGAACTACCAGATTATGCATGTAATGGAAGAGTATGACCCAGAAATGGATCGTCTTTTGTTTTATCTCCCGATTGCTGGAAGTGCTTTTAAGAAAGTGTACTTTGATGACTTGTTAGACAGAGCAGTTTCTAAATTTGTTCCTGCGGATGATTTGATTGTTCCATACAACGCATCAGACTTAGACTCGGCGTCTAGAATTACTCATGTAATTCGTATGAATGAAAACGATGTTCGTAAGGCGCAAGCAACTGGGTTTTACAGAGAAATAGAACTGAGCCCATACGAAGCTGACGATGAAATACTAGATAAAGAAAGAGAGCTGTCAGGGATTGATAAAACTTCCGACGATCAAGACTGTACTTTACTAGAAATACACACGGATTTAGATTTACCCGGCTTTGAGCACAGGCATCCATTAGACAATGAGCCAACAGGAATAAAACTTCCTTACATTGTTACGATAGATGAAGGAACATCTAAAGTTTTGTCGGTTAGAAGAAACTGGACGGAAGGTGACGAGTATCACCGTAAGCAGCATTACTTTTCGCACTACAAATTTTTACCGGGTCTTGGCTTTTACGGTTTTGGTTTATTGCATATGATTGGCGGTTTAGGTCGCTCTGCAACATCAATTCTTAGGCAATTAATTGATGCCGGAACATTAGCTAACTTACCTGCTGGGTTTAAAACTAGAGGTATTCGCATTAGAGATGCGGATGAACCGTTATCCCCTGGTGAATTTAGAGATATTGATGTTCCTGGTGGAGCGTTAAAAGAAAGCATTATGGCGTTGCCGTACAAAGAGCCTAGCCAAACTTTATCAACGCTACTTGGTTTTGTTGTAGATGCTGGCAGACGATTTGCTGCTATTACTGACATACAAGTGGGCGATGGTAATCAACAAGCGGCGCCAGGTACTACAGTGGCGCTCTTGGAAAGAGGCTCTAAGGTAATGTCTGCGATACACAAGCGTTTACATTATGCACAAAGAAAAGAATTTAGGATGCTGGCAAAAATCTTTGCCGAATCTTTGCCTCCGGTGTATCCATATAATGTGGTTGGTGCAGAGACATCGATTAAGCAGCAAGATTTTGATGATCGAGTAGATGTATTGCCTGTATCTGATCCGAATATATTTTCTATGTCGCAACGGATGGCTTTAGCTCAAACTCAATTGCAGTTAGCGCAAAGCAACCCAGAGATGCACAATTTGTACGAGGCTTACCATAGAATGTATGAGTCTATTGGGGTGCAGAATATAGAGGCTATTTTACCGCCCCCAAAACAGCCCGTACCAACAGATCCTGCTATAGAAAACGCAAAAGCTTTAATACAAGAGACTTTACAGGCGTTTCCAGAGCAAGATCACGATGCCCACATACAGTCGCATTTGCTTTTTATCAAAAGCCCAGTGGTTTCTACTACGCCTCCTGTGTTTGCGTTGTTACTGGCTCATATTTGTGAGCATGTTGCGTTTAAAGCAAGAGCAACGGCAAACAATGAGATGCAACAGATTATGGAGCAAGCTATGCAGCAAGGACAACAATCTCCGCAAATACCGCCAGAGGATGTTGAAAAAAGGGTTGCTCAGTTAATTGTTGGGTTTACTAATGAGGTTGTCATGGAACTAAGTCCACCGGCAGAGGGTCAAGAAGATCCGTTAGTAGAACTAAGATCTAAAGAAATAGATATAAAAGCGGCGGATGTTCAGAGAAAAGCAGATGAATTTGCTGCCAAGCATCAGCTTGATGTTCAAACAGAAGTTCAAAAACAGCAACTGGCCAGAGAAAAAATAGATTCTCAAGAAGATATAGCGTTGCTTCGAGCAGAAGTTAACAGAGAACGTATTGATAGAGTTGGCGGAGCTGGTAGAGGTGAATAATGGCGATTAGTAGAGGAAACATTAGCAAGCAATTAACCGGGCAAATGGCTAAACAAACAGGAATGACCAAACCCGAAGCAGAATACTTGCTTAAAAAGGGTAAAGAGTTAAACGACATGGAAGGGTTTGAAGAAGGTGGATCTGTCCATGAAATTAAAGCCTATAATTTTAAAGGAGTATTTTAGATGGCCAGGTATAGTTTTAGAAACGCGACAGACAAAGAGTTAACCGCAGGACTTAATAGCTCTAATCAAGATGAAAATGATGCGGCCATGAAAGAGCAGATGAGAAGGCTTGACGCAGGAAAAGTTCCGATTACTAGAAACACTATGGATAAACTCGCTACTCAAGATCCGGGTCCAAAAAAATCTATTAAAAGGAGCGCTGGCGGTTCGGCTAGAGGAACACGAGGTCAAACGTCTGGCAAAAATTTTAGCGGTATTTATTGATTAATACTTCAATATGCCATATTCTTTGATTCATGGCAGATCCTACAACTTTTGCGTATTTAGTGTTAAAAAGAGTACAGGAACGTATTACTTTAACACAAGAAGCTATCATTCATGGTACGGCTAAAGAATATGCGATTTATAGAGAGTTAGTAGGTGAGCTTAGGGGGCTTCAATATGCCGAACAAGAAATCAAAGACGCTCTTAGTTCATCGGAGGAAGAATGACTAAAACGCTTTATGTACCAGACCATGTTGCTGCTGAAGAAAATGAAAAGCGGCAAGCAACAGTGGCTTCTGCTTATGTTGAGAAAGAAGAAAAAGTATTAGATCCTACCAGGCTAGATCTTTCGTTAAACGAAAGACTGCCACAGCCAACCGGCTGGAGAATACTGGTTATGCCTTATTCTGGTAGAAAAACATCTGACGGCGGAATACATATACCCGATTCCGTTAGAGATAGAGAAGCATTGGCAACAGTTGTTGCTTATGTTTTAAAAGTTGGACCATTGGCTTATGCAGATCCAAATAAATTTGGAGAAGGCTCAAGTCCTTGGTGCGAAGAAGGTCAATGGGTTTGTATTGGCCGTTATGCCGGAGCTCGATTTAAAATAGATGGCGGAGAAGTTCGTATCATTAACGATGACGAAGTTATTGCTACTATTATTGAGCCTGATGATATTAAACATGTCTAGAAAGAAGAAAGTCATTATAGGAAGACTGCGACATGCCAGAAGAACAGAAAATAGAAATAGGTGATTCGGAAGAATCTGAAGTAGCTATTACATTAGAAGAAGTTGAGGAAAAAGAAATTCCTCAAGCTCCTGTTGTAGAAGCTTCAAAACCTGAAGAAGAAACTAACTCTGAAGAGTTAGAAGATTACAGCGATGGCGTAAAAAAACGCATTGCTAAGTTAACAAAAAAGTATCGAGAAGAAGAACGTCAAAAGCAAGCCTCTATTCAGTTTGCTGAAAATGTTCGTAAAGAGAACGAAGATTTAAAAGCTCGTTTAAATAGTTTAGACGCAGGTTTTGTAAAAGAAGCGGATACTCGAATATCTTCTCAGATAGATACAGCGAAAAGAATTCTTAAAGACGCGCATGAATCAAATGACTTTGATAAAATTGTAGAGGCTCAAGAAGTTTTAGCCTCTTTAGCTGTTGAAAAGGATAAGGTTTCTAATGCTCAACGGCAAAGAGAAAGTCAGGCAGAAGAAATTGAAAACAAGCTTCCAGAGCCTAATCAAATAAAGCAGCAAGCCGCTCCACAACCAGATTTAAAAGCTCAAGAATGGGCGAGTAATAACTCTTGGTTTGGAGAGGATGAAGTTATGACTCAAGCCGCTTTTGCTATTCATCGTATACTGGTCGAAGACGAAGGATTTGACGCGCAGACTGATGAGTACTATAGTGAAATTGATAAGAGACTTATAAACGAGTTTCCACAGAAACTAGGTTCTAAGACTCAAACAACCGGGGGAAGCCGCAAAGTTGCGTCAGCCGAAGCTTCCGCATCCCGCAACAAGGGTGGACGCAAAACTGTGAAATTAACACCTTCGCAAGTCGCAATCGCCAAGAGGTTAAATGTACCTCTTGAAGAATATGCTAAATACGTGTGAGGAATAAAGTTATGAGCGAAACAGAAAACACAACTGTCAAAAAGTCTGCCCGGACGCCTAGAGCCAATCAAACACGCGCAGGGCAAGCGCGCCGACAACCGTGGAGGCCACCATCTGTATTGGATGCACCCCCCGCACCAGAA